TGCGTATTTAACTGAGCTGCAAGTTGTGGATACAAATAAAGCTATGACAAGTAATACGCTTGCATTTTCAGCACTGTCTAAAACACCTTACAGAAATGGAGTTACTGCAATCAAAGCTAATGGTGGAAAGTGGGCAAATATAATTGATGCAGCTGATCAGAAAGAATTAGAAAATAGTTACAATACTGCGAGTACAGATAACCCTATTGCTTATGTATTTGATGAAAAAATATATGTAGATGGTTTAACTGCTACTGCAGGGATAGATGTATGGTTTATAGCTGCTCCCACTGCTTTGGCAGCTGATGGAACTGAATGTGAGTTAAACATTGCACTCCATGAGATTGTTATAGATATGGCAGAAAATCAGTTATGGAAAATGGATAATAAATCTGACAGGGCAGCAAGAGCATTAAGCAATGCTACCATGTTAATTGACTCGTTAAACTCAAAGTATAAAGGTATAGCATGACCTGGGAAGCATTAATAGATAGGGTATTGTCTGGTTTTGGATCAGGGATCCCAAGGATCAAGGTTAAAAAATATCTCCAGGAAGCTGAGATAGATTTCGCAATAGGGGCAAAATGTAATATAAAGAATTTTTCTTACATGCCTTATGACAATGATGATTATATAGAGCTGCCAAAAGATTTTATAGAGATCGTGGGTAATGTTGAATTCAAGACTAAGACCCTGGATCTAGTCACACACTTTGAGAACTTCTCAAGATTTAAAAATGATGGGACCATCAAATCTGGAAACCCAGACATATATTTTATTCGTGGTGATAAGATGTACTTTTATCCAGCTGTAGCTACAGTAGGATTACTTACATTTTCTTATGTTGCCAGACCAACACAATTAGATTCCTCAGTAACATATAAGAAGTTATTATATGATGACCTGGAGTCAGATCAGTTTTACCATGGTGATCCAATTCAAGGAAGAACATCAAATGCAACAGCGACTGTTGAGGATGTAATTGATATTGAGCAAAAGACAGGAACATTAGTATTAGGCCCTATAAGTGGTACATTACAAAACGATGAATCTATTGTAGAAACGAGTAGTGAGCAGGCTATGTGGCTAGCCCAATACTCTAACAGTTGGTCTACTTTACTTACAAACTGGCAGAGTTTAGGATTAGGTGGAATAGCAGATGTGAATGGTGTAGTGTTTGATTATACTGATGCTGGTGCATCACCCACAATACCAGAGAATTATCACAGTTATTTATTATGTTATGCAAAAGCAGCATTATCAGAGGATGCTGGTGTTATAGATGTTGCGAATTCATATCGTGCAAGGTATGAGGCAGATAAAGAATTAGTTCGTGTACAGTCAAGAAATAAAGGGATAAGTGGAGTACAGACAGTAATAGATGTAAATAATCAGGCATATATATGAGCCTGATAGAGATTCCTTTGTTTGATGGAGGTTTAGTAACCTTTGCAGATCCAGAGGATATCGATAAAACTGCTGCAGTAGTAAGCACTAATTTTGATATAGATGAACCTGGTAAGTTAGTTAAAAGGCAGGGTCGTGGATCAGCAGTAACAATAGCTGGGGATCATATAGGTCAAATAGTAAAATGGATCACCCAGGATCTAAGTGCATCAGTATGGGTGTATTATGAAACCCAGTCTGATAAATTGAGAACTTGTGCAGCTGCATTTACAGGTGCATCAGATATTAAAGCATTGCATGCATCCACAACAAATGTACAGATCCATAATTTTGGCAGGGTGTTAAGATTCTCAAATGACATTTATCAAAAGCCTGGTATATATCATACTATAGACAGACAATTCTTTTTTGGTAATTATGATCTGAGTGGTGGAAATAAGATTCTGGATTACGATGATGCACCACCAAGTTTACCAACAACATGGGATGTCCAAAATATAACAGAAATTGGGACTGGATCTAGACAATCAGGGTTTTATTATTATCAATTTGTACCTGTATTTGATGGAGTACAGGAGCATCCATTAACAGGTGATAATTTTACTTCTAAAGAAATTACAAATGATAATAAAACATTAAGAGTTGGACTAAAGATAGATAAAGGATCATCTGACTACAATCCCAGGATAACATCTGTGAAAGTGTATAGATCTTTTTCAGATACTGTAACTGGTGATATAGATCCAGTTTATTATCATATAACAACTATTCCCCTGAATACTAGATCAACCCATGAAGATAATGTTTCATCAGGTATTACTGTTACTCCATTAGATAATCAGGTATGGATATCTGGGGATTTAAGTACAGAACCAACTGATTGGAGTACATCAGGAAATGATAATACAAGAGGGATTATTCTAGGTTCAAGTCAAACAGGTACGATAAGTCCAGGTTCAATAGAATATAATTGTTCTGACCAAACATGGCCTGGTACTTCCACTGGAGGGCTGTTTAATCTTACAACCTCAATTGGTACAAATGATAGAATTTTTGATGGTGCTTACACAATAGCTGTTTTAGAACAGGGTGAAAGTAATTATCTATCAGGTCATAATTCTGATAGTGGTGGTTACGCAGGGAAAAATGTATTATATCAAAGTGCATGGAACTGGTACTCAGGTGAAGCTAAAGGTATGGTTGTTTATAATACTGGGGGTAACGCTATTGATGATGTTGTATTAGATAGTAAAGAACAGTGGATAAAAATCAGTGTTGATACCACTCACACATCAGATTTTGATATCAATTTAACAGATGGTTACAGGTATGATGTAAATGGAGATGATATCACTTTATGGCTGTATGACCAAGAACTAACAGATAAATCATTACACCCATTAGGTGAGGCAACGAAGGTTACTGTTAACCATAAATATGCGACCTATTTAGGTGGCAGGCTATTTGCTGGTAATGTAAGGCTGGACCCAGATGCAGATGCTGAAGATCATCAGGATTGGATCATATACTCTGAGTTACTGCAGCCAGATGTATTGCCAATTACAAATTATATACAAATAAAGGATACCCAAGGTGGCCAGATAACTGGGCTTACAACACATCTAGGATCCCTGGTAGTGTTTATGGAAAGGGGTATATATAGATTAGATGTACCATCAGTAGATCCATCCACTTTTTCACTTATGGAATCAGAAGAGAATTTTGGATGTATAGCCCCTAATTCTATAGTGACTATTGGAGGTCAAACATTTTTCGCTGGCCAGGATAACGCATATGTATTAGACAGTGGATTTAATATATATCCAATCACATTACCAATAAAAGATATCTACCAGGGTAAGTCTAACTTAGAACAATCGAGGTTTATTTATGATCCTAAGAAGGGAAGGATGCTTTGTCGTTTTGGATCTGATAAACAGAATATATATGTATATGATACCAATCGTTCAAGAGCTGGCCAAGCTATATGGGGACATATGGATCTAGGGGCCACAGATGTGGCAGATCTATTTGCCATAGATGAAGATCTAAAAGTCTTTTCAGTAACAAATGCAGCATAGGGATAATTATGATAAATGATAGAATAGAGCCAAGAGGAGAAGTTGAGATAGAGATATTTCGTTCCAATGGGCATATTGAAAAAACAAAAGGTTCAAACACTATTTCAGCAGAAGTAAAAAATGTAATAGCTAAATCATTACAAGCAGCTATAACTGGTGGATTTGGATGTTTAACATCTCCATTTGATAATGATGATCTATCAACACCACCCAATGGAGAATCTGGAATATATCTAATAGATAACAGTAATGCTGCTACACATTATCAAATGGTTAGTACATTGAATTCTAGTACGCAGTTATCTTTTATTATCAAAGGTGTGGTGAGGGCAGCACAGGCATACACTTTTAGCAGTGCAGTTCTTGGACATGATTATCAGACAAATAATTTCACATATGAGTTTAGCACATTTGCTTTTTCGTCAGCACCAGTATTGGCAAATGGTGATCAGTTAACAGTGACCTGGACCATCACAATGGCAGATTCTTAAAGGAGATAATAATGCACTACATCCAAACAAGATCATTACTAAAGATTGAAGGATTCGTAGATATAAAAGTTTATGATAAATATGATATCAAACAGATGGAACCAAAGGTTGATATTTTTGATAAGAACGCTACACAATCTGAGTTAATGGAGAAGATCGTTGATGAGATGTTCAGTTCATCAGGAGACACTGATTATCATCTAACAACATCTACTAATTGGTTTACATCTAATATTCCTGGCAGTACATCACATCCAACAACAACCCCATCACAAAATGCAAAAGATGGAATATTTGTAAGAGGTAATAGAGCAACATCAACGATCTGGTGTGGTGATCCATATGAAACAAATGTAACTAATGATTTAAAGGATCTGTTATTATCTGATAGTACATCAACAACCTATTCATCAAATACAAATCATTGTACATGGGCTGCACAAGCCACATGGAATGCTGCATCTTCAGATGATTATGGAACAGGTAATGTTCTAGATAATACTATATCACATTTAGAAATTGGTAAGAATTACTTTGTTCAGGGTGATGATGGTCAAGGTGTAGGAACAACCAATGGATTTGTTACCCCATTTGCTATAGATACTCCATCTAGTTTCATTTTGCAAGAGGATGATATAATAAAAATTACCTGGAAGATAACCATAGGATAGAGTAATTGCCCTGTACAATAACATCAATAACTAACCCAAGCACTAACTCTTCATATGTAGAGGGTTCAGTGGTAGGTGTCACATGGAATGATAATGATCAATGTGGAAATTGGGAAGTATATCGAATAGATCTGTTAAAAAATGCAGCACCATATATAAATAATGTATGGACTGGTACAGATTCTGTTCCTTCTGGGTCCTTAAATCTTCAACTACCTGAGACTGTTAATGAGTATGGTGACATATACCAACTAAAACTTTATTATCGTGAAACTGATGTATAATGCCAAACTTAATTAAATACTCCAGTCTATTTGAGATTACTCCTGAACCAACTATTCTATTAACGAATCCAGTTGGCAACTCAGTATACTATGTCCATGATACAGTTAACATTACCTGGACTACAACAGGAACTGTTGGAAATATAACGATACAGTTATTTCATTACACTACAGGGATCCATACAATAGTTACTAATACACCAAACGATGGATCATACAGTTGGACTATTCAGCCTGGACATTTAGATGGAAATTCAGGATATGATTTTCAGTTAAAGATATTTGAAACTGGAATATTTGGTGGTGTCCAAGATTATTGTCCAGATTTTTATATATACGACTATATCAGTAAAAATGATTCTATAGGATTTACAGCAGACTCAGTAACAACACAAATTGTTCAATGGCAGGCAGTAGAGGAACCAGAAGATAATATAACCTTTACTGCAGATGATATATCATTAGTCTATTTAAGATCTAAAGATAAAGAAGATAGTGCAAATATTACTGAGGGGGTATCTTATCAGGCAGACCCATGGTTAATTAATAGAATCCCAGAGGATGATATCTCTTTAACAGAAGAGTTGGAATTATCTTATTTAAGGGGGATGGTTTCAGAAGACAGTGTATCTTTTACTGAAGGGGTAAGTACATCAATAGAAAGCACAATTAATATTGAAGATAATGTATTGATCAATGAAAGTGATGTAACCACTTCAGTGTATGAGTGGATCAAAGATACATCTAAAGATGATAGTATAAGTTTCACTGATAATGTTGATTCTATTATTACAGAATGGGAGAGTCGTGAGGAGAATGATTCCATTGGAATAGATGAAGGGGTACTAAGTAATATTACTAATTGGATCCATGAAAAGACTGATTATGTTTTATTAGATCAACAAATCGAATGGGTAAAAAGTACCTGGTTAAAAGATGAAAGTGATAATATACAATTTGTAGGACCACCTAATTCTCCAGGTGAGGAGGATGTTTATTGGGAAGTTAGACAATGGGCTTATGTTATAAATGATTCAGTTGGAATAAGTGAAGACTGCACAAATGTTTTAGGTGTGTCTAATGTCAGTCAGGCATCTATAAATGAGACATGTGTTCCTTTGATAACCAAACCTTGTTATGTAAGAGAGTTTTTAGATATTAAGGGTAATGAAAATATAACATGTACCAGAAAAACAGGCTGGATCAATAGCTCTACCAGGGATGGAAGATCTAGAATGATCAGAAGATTTAATATTGAATATCATTCAAAAGATCTTATAGCTATCAGGATGTTTATAGATGGTAATGAATCTGAACATGTGTTACAATATAAGTTGCCACAAACCAAGGGTTCAGAGATAACGAATAAAAGTATAAGAATAGGTCAAAGGGCTAAGAGTTGTATGTTTGAAATACAGACATATGAAAATGATCTGATCTATAATTCATCTAAAATAGAGGCAATTGAAATAGAGGTAGATGATTAATGCCTGATGTTAAGTTTAGAGAAATGAATCCAACAGTCGGAACATCAACTGAAGCTAAGTCAGCTATAAGAAGAACAGGCTGGTTCCCAGTTTCAGATCTTTCAAGAAAGGTTTTTATTAGAAGGATCAATGCCAGGCATAAGAGTTCGCAGGATTTAACTATTACATTATACACTGATGGTGATGATTCTGTTGTTACTGAACAGGTGACATTCAGGGCGAATGATGGTGATACTGGTTTAACTATTTCAGGAAGTATAACTGATACTGGAACATCAATATTGACAGCCTCAACAACATTATTAAAAAATGGAGATTGGATAAAGATAGATAATGAGATTATGAAAATCATAACAGCTGGAACGACAACCCATACAGTGCAGCGTGGTATGCGTGGAACCACTGCAGTTAGTCATAATCAGTATGCAAAAATTTATTATTCAAACTACCCAAATGATTCAATTAAGATTGGTAAAAGAGCTAAGTATGCTCAAGTTGAATTATCAACAGGTAGTAATACTGGCACTACAGAAATTAATAAAATGGAGATCGAGTACGAATGAGTGATGTCAAAGAAATTAAAACAGCAAAAAAGGATAAAGATTTAGACAAGGCCCTTGGGAAAGTAACCAGGGAATTAAGAAAAATGCAGCCAGCTGTACGCATGACTACAGGCCCTAAAAGTGATTTAGATGTAACTGAGGGAGAGTTTATGTTTTCAGCTGTAAAAAAGAACAGCCAGGCACCAGGATCCCCAGCAAATGATGAGGGTAGAATGTATTTTAAAATGGGTGGGGTACTGTATCAAGTAACAGGAACAAAAGTATAGGAGAGTAAAATATGCCAATAGGAACATTAGTATCATTGGGAGCTAAATATGGTCCGACCTTAATGAAATACGCACCAGCTATTAAAAAAGGTTATGACTGGCTAAAAGGTGGTGGTTTACCAACCAGATCAGGAAGTAAGTCAGAACATGAAAAGAAATATGTAAACTGGCTCCAATCCAGAGCTAGAACAGGATTAGGTCAGGCTGAAATAAATAGACAGATTGGTGATACTAGTAGACTAGCCTCACAATCTACAGATATTGCAAAGGCAAATGTAACTGGTAGTGCCATTTCCCAGGGGATCGAAGGATCTGGGGTAGTGGCAGAACAGGGTGTTGCTGCAGATAGTGCAAGAACTGTAGCTATAGCAAATGCTGCCAGAAAGATTGCACAAGCAAATCAGCAGGCAAAGGATACAGCCCAGACAAAGTTAGGTGAGTATGGAATGCAGACTACTGATGCAGCTTATAAGGATGCATTAGCAAATAGAGCTTATAAAGATGATCAGCAGTCTGAATTTTTAGGTGGAGTTAGTAAACTTGGATCAAACATGGTTCAGGGTCAATGGAGTGAATATCTTGCAAGTCAAGATTGGTTTAAAAAGCTCCCTGCAGAAACACAACAAAAAATACTTGAAGGCTACAGGTAGTTAAAATGGCTAACAAAACTAAGAAGAAAGAACCTAATGTACCTTTCTGGATGCGAAAGCAAGCAGAGGTATTAAAAAAAATACATACACCTAAAGAGCCTGAACTATTAGCTCCTACAGATTCACTAAAGATCTACCAGGCTCAGATGGATTCAATAGGGAATAGAATAAGAAGTTTACCTGGTCCAAAAATTATTAATGAGAATGACCCAAAAGAAATGCAAGATTTTCATATAACTAAAAATAGGGAGATCATAAAAGCTCAAGAAGAATCACTTGCACATAAAAAAGAGATAAAGAAGAAAATGTCAAAGCTGCAAACAGTTGATCAATTAGAAGCAGACAATAATTATTCTGAATTAGCTGTAAGGGCTGCAGATGGTGACAAAGATGCAATAAAGGCAATGGAAAACTTAAAGGTTAAAGCTAAAGCTCAGAAATCCAAAGATTTTGATAAGAAATCTAAAGAACATGAAAAAAGATTCAGATTTTACCAGAAATATAAGGATCAACTTAGTGAAGCAGAGAAAATAGCCTTCGATAATAATAAGGGTATCCCACAAAGGTTTAAGGATATCTATGAGGCTATGAATTAAATAGATGATGGTTGATATGCCTATGATAGAGAAACGCTCTTTAAGGGGCAATATAGAGACAAAAATTTCAGGGGATTTATAGAAAATGGCAAATACTGCTGTTTCTGGCCAGGTTCCATTAAAATGGTACCAAATTGCGTTAACTGATCCAAATATTGCAGCCTGGTATGCCCAATTAAGGGCTGATCATCCAGGCGAACCTGAAAGTGTAATAGATCATATGGTAAGATCCATCCAGGACTATGGTGATGGATCTGGAAGTGGGTATGATTATATAACTGCAATTGAAAAAGGTGACAGGCCATCAATGCAGCCAGATGGAAAATATCATTGGGGTGGTGATGTTGGTGGTGTGATCCTAAAAGGTAAGCAGCATCCAACCAGGCACCTGACAGATCAGGGATTTACATCCCAGGGAATGGATCCTCAAGAATTACAGCCACCTGAAATGAGGCCACTTAATCAGCAGGGTGTGGATTGGAATAGAATGGTTCCTGGGGTTCAGCAGATCTTGGATGATCAGGCTGGCAGAGTTGAAAGAATTAGGGAGCAGGCCAGGAATCGTCAAATGGTAATAGACAGTTATCAGGATCTTGTTAAGGCCTACCCTGAATCATACAAACAAATTAAATCATTAGTTGAAGAAGGTGTCCATGATTTAGATACTGTTATTAAAATAGTTCGTAACCCAATAAAGAAAGATATCCCTTCAGAGTTAGGATTCTTTGATAAGGTCGCTGAATTTAAGCATATTAAAAGTTGGGTTAAATTATTACCATTTGTAGGCAGTGCTGCAGAAATTACAGAAATGGAAATGTTAGCAATGGCTGTTGAAAGTTTTGAAAATGGTACAGCAACTCCCAGGCAAATAAATATGCTTAAAGAGTTTGTTGAATATTCAGAGGCTGACAGGGATTGGTTTTATAAAGTTTTTGATCTAGTGACAAATCTACCAGCATTTGCTGGAGAGATATATTTAACTGGTGGAATATATACAGCTGCTAAAAAAGCAACATTAGAAGTTGCAAAGAGAGGATTAAAAAAGGTACTTACTGATTCAGGTAAAAAGGCTTTATATCAGTATGGTACTAAAAAGGCCACTGGTAAAATAGCTCAGAAATCATTAGGTGCTATAGGTGGGGCTACAGCACAAGCTATACCAGCAGGAACTACCAGGATCCCTGCAGAAACAATGCAGCGAATGATGCCTACACTTGGATTAGATGAAGATGAGAAACTGGTTATCCAGGGAGAAGGTGAGTCAGCTTTGGATGCATTAGTAAATGCGACTAAAGGCCAGTGGATCGAGATGGTATCAGAAAGATCTGGTGGTTTGTTTGGGTCCCTTGGAAGACCAGTAAAAGAGGCAATAGCCAGAACCACATTAATGAAACGATGGATGAAGAGTAATCCTGGTGGTACTGTATCACAATTTAGCGAAATATTAAATCGTTCAGGTTACCATGGTGTGATCAATGAGATCCTTGAAGAGCGAGTTGGAGCAATAGCCAGGGCTACACCTGGTATTGGTACTGGTGAAGAGTTTGAGGATTATACAAGTAAAGAATTCTGGGAGCAGCTAAGTGTTGAGGGAGCAGCGTTTGCTGTTCCAGGTATTGGTCGTGCTACTGCAGATTTTCAAGTTAGAAGAAAAGCAAAGAAGGCAGAGGAGAAAGCAGAATTAGCAAGCCAGCAGATGGAGGCAGCTGCTAGCCTAAGCCCTACTGGAACCATTGGTGTAGATGATCAAGGCAGAAGAGTTACTTCATTTGAAGAAAGAAGAAGGACTGAGGAAGAGGCATTAAGTGAGATAGATGCTGCAGTGGAAGCTGGTGATACTACTGAAGGGGTAGGAATGCTGGCCAGACATTTAATATCCCAGGATCCAGACTTTGATGGGAAGACGAGTTTAGAGATCAGTAGAGAGGTTTTAAAACTAACTGATGATTATATTAGAAATGTTCTTAAAAAAGAACCAGAGAAGTTTTTTGAAGAGGAGGGAATTACCAGGGATGAAGCAGAAGAATACTACGCAACAGGTTCGACACAAGTTGACATTCAAAAGGGATATACCAGGACAGCCATCAAGTTATATAAGGGTCACGATGCAGACACCCTCGTTGAAGAATGGTACCATTCATTCTGGGAACATACAACAGACCAGGATAGAGCAGCCTTCCAGAAATATCACGATCAATCAGGGGACACCAGATCAGTAGAGGAACATTTTGGCCAGGAAGGTAGGGACTATTTCTTCAGTGAGAAGATGCATGAAGAGGCTGGTGCTATTAGGACCATCTTTGAGAATGCCAGGAAATCTTTAAGAGAGCTTATTGCCAGGATCAGAACTATCAGGGGAGCCAAGATCCCTAAGAAGATCCAGGACATGTATAGAGCAGCTGGTAAAAGGGAACTCACTCCACAACAACAGAAGAAGGTTAAAACTGATAAGAAGGATACCCAGTTCCAGGCTAAAAAGTTAGAGCCGATGGAAGCTAATCTAAGAAAAAAGAGTCGAGGAAAATTAACTGAAAGTAAAAAATTATTTAAGAGATTAGTAAAGGTTGTTCCTGATATGTGGCGTGGTTTAAGTAGTTCAGATGCTCAGAAATTGACAAAATTAGGGATGAAAGTATATTACCCTGATGCTGTAAAAAATATGCTAATGCAGGCTGGGATGTCCAATAAGGATGCAACTAAATTAATTGCACAGGCTAAAGCCATACCAGACTTTAACCCCTCAGAGGTGCTTGATAAAATAGATTGGAGTACAGTAGATTGGTATAATCAAGACAAAGGTCCTAAGATTATGCATCAGGTTAAGAAGTTAGATAAAGCAGTAAAGCCTAGATCTAAAGAATTCAAGAAGTGGTTTAAAGGTAGTAAGGTTGTTGATGATAAGGGTGAGCCTATGGTTATGTATCATGGGACAAAAGCATCTAAGGTTATACCTCCTAAGACTGATGATGATATAGTTAAATCAGAACCAGTTGATTTTGATATATTTGAAGAAGGTGATATAGGTTTTCATTTTGGGACTAAAGAACAGGCTAATAGTAGAGTTCGGAGGGGTGGAGGACAGTTTACGAATGCACGAGTTATGCCAGTGTATCTGAATATCAAAAATCCTTTAAGAATGGAAGAACCTCATATTGGTGGTGATTGGGGGCATGCACAACAAATTATAACTCAGTTGGAAGAATTAGGGTTTAAGGATATTCCTAAAGAGCCAAAAGTGAGAAGAGGTTATAATTATTATCCCAGCACAAAAGGAACCAGAAAACAACATCTTGAAGACATTAAAAATTATCTTATTGACAAGGGTTATGATGGTATAGTATATGCAAATAAATTTGAATCTCCCCTAAGAGATAAAGAAGGCAAGATTACAACATCTTACGAGAAGGGTGAAATAGATGTACAGGATTCATATATTGCCTTCAAACCTAACCAGATCAAAGGCCAGTTCAATGTCAAGCCTACTTCTGGTCCTAAGATCATGCATCAGGCTAAGAAGTTCACAGATCGTGAAAATTTTGAAATGCAAGATACAGCAAAGAAGATTTTTGGTGTTACAGAAGACCCAAGGGAAGCAGGATATATATTGAATGATGGATCCATGCTTGACTTCTCTGGCAAGAATGAAGGTGGAACTCCAGGAACTAGGGCATATGACCATAGACAAATAAATCAAATTGGTGATGATTCAGAAGGTCAGGGTGGAGATTCAAAATGGGATGATGTAGGAATGATGGAATTTATAAAAGCAGGAGCCATCAGATATATGCCTGAATCTATGACATTTCATCTTGGTCCTCTACATCCAGATCAGGGACAGTTAGCCACGATGCGTAAATTAATTGAAAATCCTCCTGGTATGGAAGTATTACATTTTAAAACACCAATTACAATTAGAATATCTGCTGCCAAACCATTTGAAAAAAACTATGATAGGGATACTTCCTGGGAAGAAATTAAAAGGGATATCTTACAATTTATTAGAACTGGTAGAAAACCTTCAATAGTACAGCAGTTCCATCAGGCCAGAAAGAAGGAAGACATATTCTTCAGCCCATCTGAAAGAGCAGTAGAAGAGAAGTTCCCCCCAACGATGAAGTCCATGTCAGTTATTAACTGGATCAAGAAACAAACCAATAATTCAAAAGAGATAGAGTGGCTTGATATCTCATCATTCTTGAAGGGCAAAAAGAAGATCACCAAGGAAGATTTATTAGAATGGATCAATGCTAATAAGATCATTGTCCAGGATGTGTTCAAGGTAGATGAATGGATGAAAACTCCTGAGTGGAAAGCATTTGATGCTAAATTAAAAAAGAAGTATGGTGATTCATGGGATCATCCAGATTTTGAATTTGATGGGCCACAAGAGGGTAGTATTGCAAGGGATCTTGATATAATGAATGAAAAAGAAATGGATGAATATTCAGGCATTAAATTAAAATACCAAGAACCAGAACATTCTGGATACCAACTCCCAGGAGAAAAGGAAGACTATCGTGAATTGTTGTTGATATACCCACAAAAAGGTTTTAAAGAATATCTTAATTTTGAAGAACTACCTGAAGATGCACAAGCATTAGTAGGATTTGGTGATCAGGAGTCAATAGAGGGTTTACAGGGATTAGGTTATGAAGTTGAAACTGATATGTCTGGAGAGATCACTAATATATATAAAAAAGATAGAGAGGAACCATTTACACAAGGCCACTACGAGGAGGCTAATGTCCTGGCCCATGTCAGATTCAACACCAGGACTTCACGCACTGGAGAGAAGATCTTATTTATTGAGGAACTACAATCTGATTGGCATACCAAAGGCAGAGAGAGGGGATATAAAAAGGAAATATTAGATAAAGAACTTAAATGGGCTAAGCTGGCAGATATAGGAGATGGCACAGAATGGGTTGCAACTATTCCTGGAACCAGATACAATTACACAATTACATATGATAAAGAAAACAATACTTTTCTTACCAGGAGAGTAGATGAACATGGAAGGTTAAGAGGTGTTATAGATTTTGAATACTTAGAAGAGGCTAAAACATATGTTCAAAATGCAGTAAATAGTGCAGATATTAAAACAGGTAGTGTACCTGATGCTCCATTTAAGGGTACAGATTGGATTGAGTTAGTGGCCAAAAGGATGCTCAGATATGCAGCAGAAAACAACTTTGACAGGATAGCCTGGACCACTGGGAAACAGCAAGTAGAAAGATGGAAATCTGCACTCAGGCAAAAGGTGGATGCAATCCAGTGGCAGAAGGTAAAGGATACTCAGCAAACATTTGAAGAAAATAAAGAAGGATACTATCAAGATTTAGTAAAAATCAATGGTATAAAAGGCAATAAGAGTGTATTTGATGAGTCAATCCCCCTCTCAGGTGCAACTAAGATCCAGGGTCAAGATGTTAACTTGGAAGGGTTAATTGGTAAACAAATTGCTACTCAGATCAGAGAGTCAGATAAAAGATCTGGAACAGTTGAAGGTGGTGATCTAACCATTGGTGGGCAGGGAATGAAACTGGTGTACGACAGTGCCTTTAAAAAGGCTTTAAATAAGTTAGGTAAAAAGTTTGGTACTAAGGTGGATAGGGTGGAGATATTTGCAGATCAAAAAATAGATACTGTACTTGATCCAGGAACAGGTGAGAAAAAACAAGATATTAGGGTTTTTAAGCGTTTTCAACCTTCCTTATATATCCCACCTAAAATGAGTGAGTCTGCACAAAAGGCTGCTCCTCAGTTCCAGGTAAAGAAGAAGAAAGATGTTGACTTCCCAAGGGTTAAAAAATCAGGAAAGTATATTGCTCTTCCTGATAATATTAACACACCACAAAAATTAGGTGGACTCGTTACACGACTGGCTAATATGGCAAAAGAAGGTGAAGAGGGGAGATACTGGTATGAAAGGAGTAGTGATGTTATTTTACATGCTGTTAATGGTGATCAAGAAGAAGCCCAGAAAATAGCAGCACTTACTGGTCTATTTAGCCAGGGAACAGGCCTTTTGCCAAACTGGAGAGCAGCACTACGATATTATATAAACAGTAAAGCAGGGGAACCAAAAACTGAAGGAAGGTTCCCTAATACTATGGTGCCAAAAGCAGAAAAGATTATGAATGGTGAGATTCCATTAGGGATCAAAACTAATAACTTTTATACAAACCTAATGAGACATATAGATCCTGGTATGGAGCAGGGGGTTACAGTAGATCTATGGATTATGAGAGCATTAGGCTATAAGACAGATGCCCCAGGCCCAGTCCAGTACGATAGAGCATCTAAACTTATTACAAGAGCAGCTGAGAGATTAGGCTGGGAGCCACACCAGGTTCAGGCTGCTGTATGGACCACAATTAAATCCAAGTGGGAGGCTGTACAGCAGAAAATAAAAGCTGAAGCAGTTAAAAAGGGACATTTTATTCCTGCTAAAAAGGTGGATGGTAAAAAGGTTCCTGGCCACTGGAAAAGTGAAATAATGAGAATTCGTTACAGGAATAAGTTTTTAAAGGCAGCATACAAGGTTCCATCCAGTGAAGTAAAAGCATTGGACTTCGCAGATCTAATGGCTAATGAGCTAGCAACTATTACAATGGAAACTGTACCTGGTGTAGAAGGATACTTGGATAAAGTAGATCTAGATAAAGATTATGTAGAACTGAACAGAATGCATGTCGCTCTTCAGAGAGTTATTACTGATGAGGCTGGTAATGATAGACTGGCTCAAGCTGTTGGAATGATGGTAATGGGAGATATGTCTGCTCCTGGGGCCTGGTTAGAAAAAGTATCACCAGGTAGACAATTAACTGTAGTTGCACCAAAGGGAAAGACTGGAGATATTACAAAACAGTCTGAGGATCAAATAAAAGAGTATGCCTCACTGTTTGGATTATTGTTTCATCAGTATGGAGTTGGTTATCATAAACCAATGTTCGAGAATACGATGATAAGATCTAATTTAGCAGAGGTAGTGTTTGAAAATGATGTGAGACTTACTGCAGAAGAATCAAGAAAATTCACAGCAGCTATGGCTGAAGAAATTGAGAGTAAGTATGGAGTGGAATATATCCATGATGTTTACTTAGCACCAGCCTCTACAGGATACAGGTGGATAAATTTAACGAAAGAAAAAGCAGAATTTATTAAATCAAAAATGCCTGAAGGAAAGAAATCAAAATACAAAGAGATTACTAATAAAGATTTTAGAGAATTAGTTGCTAATGTTACTCATAAAACATTCCCAAAAATAAAATATGAAATAGTTGCATTTAAAGCAAATTCAAACTTAATTTTAAAAAGCCAGGAGAAAGAAACAGATGAAACCTACAAGAATACGCTTAGCAGATCGAAACGATCCCAGATTTACAGAGGGCTTCTCAGTGACCTCCATCCACAGGTTAACCAAGTCTACCAAGACTTCGCAGGAAAAAACGACTGGGGCAAAGCTCCCCAAAAAGACCAAAAAGTAACCTTCCAGGTTCGTCACAAGCGAACCCTCCCCTCAGAAAATAAACCTAAACCACTCGCCTCTAAAGGCACTGAACTATCTCTAGATCCAGAAAGATTTAGGGATAGGGTTCAACGCAAGATCCAGGACAAGATGAATCGTCTTGGTCATGTGATGAAAAAGGTCAGAGAGGTTCGTGATATTTCAGATGAAGAAGATGCATACCTGGCCAGTGATAATTATATTGGTAGGACCAGGGAAAGGATGGACAAGTTTGAGCGAGAGGTTTTTGATAAGAAAGGATCTCTTTTAGATCGTATTCTTTCAGCAGGATATTCCATTGATGACTTTGGTGAGTACTTACATGCCAGGCATGCCAAGGAGCGTAATGATCATGTAGCCAAGATTAATGAAGATATGCCTGATGGTGGATCTGGAATGACCAATGAAGAGGCAAGTGAGATCCTGGCAAAACATAAGGGTGATAAACAGATCCAGAAGTTCGCCCAGGAATTCTATAGAAGGGTAACCAAAAGAGCATTACGAGAGAGATTAAATGCTGGCCTCATAGATCGTGAAACCTACGATAAATTAACCACCTATTATAAAAATTATGTACCACTCTTTGTGGTTAAGGATATAGAGAATAGGATCAATACATCTGGGAAGGGATTAAGTATTCCCCAGGGAGCAGAACTAAAGAGGGTAAAAGGATCCACAAAGGAAAGGGCTAATCCAGTATACTCAGCAATATATGAAATGATGGGAGTCATTAAAAGGACTGAGAAAAATAAGGTTGGATTAAAATTTTTAGATCTTGCTGAAGAGTTTGATAGTGAATCCTGGGAAGTTAATCGTATGAGGTACAAGCCAGTTTATAATAAGAATGGTGAGCTGGAGTTTATGGAGCCACAATTCAAGCTGGATGATAATGTATTTGCAGTCAGGAGAGAGGGTAAAATATATTTAATTACTATCCATGATGAAGCATTAGCCAGGGGGTTAAAGAATTTAGGTACAGAAAAAACCTTTAAATACTTAATGACTGCTAATAATTATTTAAGGTCAATTGTTACAACATTTAATCCAGAGTTTATTATAACAAACTTTGAGAGGGATATACAAACAGCATTGGTACATGTGGCTGGAGAGTTCAAAGGTTTAGCTGGTACAGTATTAAAGAATACACCAAAGGCTATTCGTGGTGTATGGAGAAATGTGCGTGACAAGGATGCTGTCTATTGGTCTGAAATGTATGACGAATTAAAAGCAGCTGGTGGTAAAGTTGGTTGGTTTGACATGGATACACTGGAGGATCATCAATCTAAGGTAGAAAAGAGATTAAAAGAGATCCAGGGTGGTACAGGAAATCTTAAAAAAGCAGCAAGGGCAGTGGGAGATTTTGTAGAGAATGCTAATGAGGCAATAGAATCAGGAGTAAGGTTAGCCACATATGAGGCCTTGAGAAAGAAGGGTATGTCTAAAGAGAAAGCAGCCCAGGTAGCAAAGGGGATTACAGTAAACTTTAATAAGAAGGGTGAGTGGGGAACAACAATGAACACATTCTACTTATTTTTCAACGCAACAATCCAAGGTAATGCCAGAATTGCTGCATCCTTTGCTAAATCTAAAAAGACCAGGGCTATAATGGCTGGTATGGTTGGAATGGCTGTAACCCAGGGTTTAGTAAATTATATGATAGCTCCTGATGAGTGGGAGAAAATGAACAAGTGGGAGAAGGATAATTACATGATATTAATGAGGCCAGATGGAACTCTGTTCAAATTAAAGGTTCCTTATGGTTATAACATTCTACATGTAATGGGTCAAACTGCAGCAGATCTGATCTACCAGGGATCTATGCAGGGGGCTGGATTTAAAAACCTAGATTATATGGAAGCAGCAGGAAGAGTATTTGGAGCAGCATCAGATGCATTTTCTCCTTTTGGTGATGGATCCTTATTCCAGGCCATGTCACCTACTGTATTAGATCCAATAGTACAGATAGCAGAAAATAAGAAATTCCATGGTGGTCCCATATCACCTAAAAAATGGGGAGATACAGAGAGTGCTGATTTTATGAACTACTGGTCTAAGAATCCACCAAGTTGGGTATCCAGGGCAATTACTTATGGGTTAGCTATGGCTACTGGTGGGAAGCATTATAAAGGAGTAAGAACAGATTCTAAGGGAAATCTCGTTGATCATTATATACCTGGATGGATTGATATAAATCCAAATACTTTAGATCATGTGTTTGAATTTATGACTGGAGGTGTTGGTAAGTTTATTTCCAGGAGTGTGGATCTGGGTATCAATGTAGCAGTTGGTGAGAAAACACCAGCAAAAGAGATCCCATTCATTAGACAATTTTATGGAGAACCTGATAAAAGGGCTATTACTGAAAGGGTACTGATTAAAACCTATTTAAGTAAATCTAAAACAAAAATATATAATCATGTAGAGGTTGCTAAGTTCAAGCGTTATGTATATGATGCTATGAAGTTAGGAAAGCTCACAGAGACACAATCAAAATTAGTATTGGATGAGAATGGTAACGAGGTGCCAAGGGTGATCAGAGACTTTATGAACAACCAAAGGTTAGCCCAGGGCCTAACACCACATAAGTACAAAAGATCTACTAAAAAGAAAAGAAAAAGAAGGATTTATTAATAGGAAATATTAGATAACAATGAAAATTTACAACCCTATATGGAATAAAATATGGCAAGTATAGCCCAAAAAACACCTGGATCAACCTTCAAAGATCTGCTCACAGTGTACGATGGAGATGCAAATGAAGGCCTTGAAACATCCCTGAAGAAAGTATTTGATGGTGAGGGGATCCAATCATCAATTCAGTTAAGCACTGATGATTTTAATATATCTACACATGACTCTACTAAGGGTCTATACCTTGGTGGAACTCTAGTTACTGCGACTGCTGCAGAATTAAATACACTTAGTGGAGTTACATCAGGGACAGTATTAGGATCTAAGGCAATAATTGTAGATAGTTCTAAAGATGCTACAGGTATGCGTAATCTTACGATCACTGGTGAGATCACTGGAGAGGCTCCCAGCCAATCAGCAAATGATAACTCAAAAAAGATAGCAAATACTGCATATGTAAAGCAGGAAATAGATGCTATGATTGCTTCTGCTCCTGCTGCTCTAGACACATTAAATGAACTTGCTGCTGCATTAAACGATGATGCATCTTTTTCGTCAACTGTTACAAACAGCCTGGCTTTAAAGGCCCCACTGGCCAGCCCTTCTTTTACAGGTAATATAGGATTAGGTACATCAAGTCCTGCCTCATCAGCAGGATTGAGTCAGTTTTTAGAAATCTCAGGGGATGGGGCATCAGGGATTATCTTAACAGATACTACAAGTTCAACTCCTGCGAGTTATGAAATTTGGACAGATGCAAATAGATTAAGATTTTGGGATGATACCTATGGTGATGTCCTTACTTTAAATGCAGGTAAAGTCGGAATCGGAACAACAAGCCCAAGCGATTATTTTTCAACAGGAGATGATTTGGTTGTATATAATAGTTCACATTGTGGTATAACTATAGCAACAGGCGATGCATCAAGCGGTCATTGTGAAATTTATTTTGCTGATGGGACGAGCAATACAAATCAACAAACTGAGGGAAGAATTAGTTATGGTCATGATAATAACGATATGACTTTTAGAACCAATCACTCAGATCAAGTTATTATTGACTCATCAGGCAATGTAGGAATAGGAGTTACAAGTCCTGCATCCAAATTAAATTTACCTTTAGAAAATGATGCCTCAACACCCACATTGTCTTTTGGGGATGGTGATTCGGGAATATATGAGGGGGCAGACGATAATTTATATATTTCTACAGCAGGTAGTGATGCAATGAAAATCAGTTCAACTAATGTTGTATATTGTGCAGGTAGTGTAGGAATCGGAACTGCGAGTCCAGGATACCCCTTAGATGTAAATGGTAAGGGTAGGTTTGTAGACGAAATATTTGTAACAGGCACAAATCCAAAAATCACTATAACAGATACCAGTGCTGGGCATGATGATTTTACTATAGATGTTAATGCTGATACTTGGATGCTTAATCAGATATTAAATGTTACATCAGGTGGAAATGTAGGAATAGGTACAACGAGTCCTAATGCACAATTACATATACAGACTACAAGTGGTGCTGATTCTGGTCAAGGAGTTGTAGTTGAAAACTCTTCTAATGAAGAGTGGGCATTCATGGCAGGAATTATTGGACAGACAAGTAATGGTGCATCAATTTATGATAAAAATAATGCTGCTGTTAGGATGTCTTTTTTAAATAATGGCAATGTTGGAATCGGAGAAACGAGTCCAGACAAGCCACTACATATAACAAATACAGGGGATACACCACTTAAAATAGAACATTCAGATGGTACTGGTGTATATATAGAATTAAGGAATAATGCTGGGGCAGGATATATAGGTTCAAGTACAGATGGGTTGGTTTTTTTAACTACTGCAAGTGGGACTGAGAGAATGAGGATTCTCTCAGGTGGTAATGTCGGAATCGGAACAACGAGTCCATCAACAATCCTTAATATACATCCTGAAGATGCAGGGGATGGTATACAGATAGATGAAACAGATAGCACAAATAGGGCATTGAGATTATTAGGGTATGATACTTATGGATTAGTTGAGGTTCGTGGGTTTGATGATATAACCCATACCATTGATGGGGCAAATGGGGTTGTATTTAATGAAAACTCAAGGGATATGGATTTCAGGGTTGAGTCCGATGGTAATTCTAATATGCTTTTTGTTGATGGTGGGAATAATAGAGTAGGAATCGGAACTGCGAGTCCCTCAGTAGAATTAGAGGTGGATGGTGATATAAAATGTGATGATATAAATGTACAGTATGATTATATCAGAGTTGGGATTGATTATGATCAATCAGCAGGAACTCTTTTAGCTCTGCCATTGGATGGGACAAGAGGTTACACTACTTTTGCAGGAAATCTAGAGAAATGCTGTATGATTGCCCCCCATGATGGGACACTTGATTTTATTCAATTTAGATCAGAAGAGGTTCCAGGGAATCCAGTTGTGATTGGGTTCCATAAACAGGTTGATGGGACAGAGGTTCCAAGCGACACTGCTGATGTTACTGTAAGCCTGGATATGAGTGCATTAAATTCTGAAAATAGATCAACTAAATTTAATTTTACAACATCTAATACATTCTCAGCAGGGGATGTGCTGGGATTTAGTATAGATCCAGCAAATGATATTAATGAATGCTTATTCGTAATATGTTTAAAATATGACACAACCACTTAATTAAGGAGAAAAACAAAATGGCCGACACATTTAAAAAAATAGTCAAAGAGTCCCCACCTGTAAACGATCCACCAGCAGATGCCTGGAAGGACCAACAAGTGGAGAAGGAACATCAACCAGCTAAAGTGAAATCGACTTTAACATATCGTCAAATGGAATCCCAGGTTGCAAACATGGATAAGCAGATTACTGCTATCCAGGATCGTAAAGCAGCAATGGAAGCTGATATGGCAAAAGTTAAAACTGCAGCAGAATCATAAACTAATAGGAGAACAGCATGAGTGATGTAAAGAAAGTTCTTGAGTCTAAAGTTCAAGAAATGGAAGAACAGGTCAAGCAAATCGAAGTTATTTATCATCAAAAAACAGGAGCGTTGACTGAATTGAAAAATACTATTAGTGAGCTTGACGAAAATAAGGAAAAAAAGGAGAAGTAAAATGCCACAAGGAAATGAATCAGCCTATTTACAGGCTGTAAAGGATAAGACATACCAGGGTATGTTAAAGTCACCTGAAGAAAGGAAGAAAAAAGCTGCCAAGATGAAGGCTCTATTGAAGAAGAGAAGGGCTGCCAGGCGAGGTAAGGTAAAGACAACCAGGGCTAAGTTAAAAGGATCAGGCACGATTAGAACTAAGGAAGTAAGAACCCATTCTAAAAAGGAAGTCTCTGATTACAATAAAAAACTTGGCAGAAAAAGTGTCAAAGCTGGCAGTATGAAAACGACTGTAGATCCTAGAACTGGTCATGTTGAGAAAACTAAGGGTGGAAGTTATCCTGAATATAAAAAAGGTACTCAGGCATCCAAGAGTTTTAAACAATCATTCAGGGCTGCTAGGAAATCAGGCAAAAAAACATTTGATTGGGATGGAAGGAAGTATACCACTAAGTTGAAATAATGAATCCAAATGTGGAAAAAGAGAGGGCTGCTAATAGGGCTAAAAACACTAAGGCTTATAAAGAGTATAAAAAGACTAAGCCTGAAATAAAATATGCTACTAAAGGTGAGCTTAACAAGATGCAAAAAGACTATGATAAAAGAGTCTCAGTTGTAAAATCTAAATATCCTAAGAAAAGCAGTAAAAAGAAGAAATGGTATTTGTCAGCATTGGATAAAATATTAAAGAAAAAAAAGATCATTAATTAGGGAGTAAAAATGGAAGATATCTTTGCAGTATACTCAGAGTATGGTGCAGTTGCTATTATTTGTGGATTGTTCGCATATATGATAACGAATTTAATTAAATCACAGAGAGAGCAAACAGAAGATCTGGAACATATCAAGCAGTCTATTCACAAAATGGAATCAGTGAACGATAATATACAGAGTGTTGTAATAAAATTAATTGATCGTTGGAACTCTGTTGAAGAAAAGCAGGAGCGAAGACATGAAAAGAGTGTGGAGATCCAGAATAATGTAACAGACACACTTAATTTCATTAAAGGAAGGTTAAATAATAAAGGTGGATAGTCTAATGATACAACCTCTGACTATTAAAACTCCAATTTTAGAAGTGGAGGCTGATTATGGTCATCCAGTTATAGATGGATTTATGATAGTTTTTGTCCTGGCAGTTGTATTTATTTTCAAAAAAGCAGTTGATAAACATAAAGGTAATTTAAAATGATAGATTCGTTAAAGACAGTTAGTGCAGGAATGGGAGGAGTAGGTGTATGGTGGATTGATGGAGTATCACCCATAATTCAATTACTTATTTCTCTATTTACATTGGCATATATTTATATAAAAGTAATGAAGGAGATTAATAGATGATGGATTTTTTTAACTGGACCAACTTGTTTTATTTGTTGGGCCTTATCCTGGCAGGCATTGCAACACTTATGGCTGCGAAATACAAAACCATGATGAAAGAGATTGGTGATGTTGCTAAAACATTGGAGGTTGCATATGCTGATGGCAAACTTGACTCTAAAGAGAAAAAGAAAATTATGAAAGAAGTCCTGGATGTCTTAAAGAGTGTTATAAATTTAAAGTGGAAGATCTTTTGATCGATATTCCACAAGCCAAGGATCTGATTGGAAGGGTCTTGGAAACATTTGGATCTAAGTATGCATCAGAAAGTGCTATAGAACTGATCCTGGGAACAGGTATAATTGAATCCAGGTGGAGATACTTATCACAGGTAAATGGCCCAGCCAGGGGATTCTTTCAGATAGAACCTGACACTGCTATGGATAATTGTCAAAATTGGCTCAAATTCAGGCCTGCAGAGATAGATCGTTGTGTTTATGCTACATTGATACCAAGAAGGTATTGGATCAAGCCTAACAAGCAAAATTGGGATTATCTTTTAGAAACTAATATAGCAGCAGGGATCATACATGCCAGGATAAAATACTGGAGATCTCCTGAACCACTTCCTGATACTATATCAGGTTATGCAGCTTACTGGAAAAAGTTTTACAATACTGAGCTTGGAGCTGGAACTGTTCAGAAATTTATAGATCAAGTCTCCAAGTATGTTTAGGGATCCCAGGAGGGCCAGGGGGTTTGCTGTTCTCCACTGGCCCATTCTCTTGCAAAAAAGGTCACAATCTAGTCACAGTGCATTTTTGGTATTAGAAGTTTATTGACGAGAAAAGTAAAAAAGGATACACGCTTGGAAAGCGTGTAATCGTTTTATGACGATTCGAGGGTTCGAATCCCTCCCTCTCCTCGTGAGGAGAAAGCTAGCTATTTATGGCTATTGCTATATATTGTTTTGCAATGTTTGGCACAATCTGGTCACAATTTCTATTGTAGGGTATTGGCTATTATATTTTTTAGTTCCAATATTTCCTTTCTAGCAGCTAATAGTTTTTCCTGGCATGCTATAAGTTTGCCTGCATACAGATTGGGATCTTGCTTTATAATTGGATCTGCAATTTTTTTAAAAGAATGAAATATCCCTATTTCAGAAATTGCATCTGGGGCATAGCTATGTAACCTTGCAAGGAATCCTAATCCTGGGGTTCGTTTATTTTTCTCATACGAATGTATGGATATGGTTGATACATCAAGTATCTTGGCTAATTGCTTTTGTGTTAATTTTCTATCATTCCTTAATTTTCGCAGCACATCACCCACATTTAACTTCATTCTAATATAATCCTCATTGCTCAAATCAATGTAGGGATTATTTCTTATACAATCATATGTAATATATGATAATGTACTTTATTAGCAATGTTATATATAAGTGTATATAAGTATATGTATTAAACATTAATATTGTATATATAATTATACATTAGTAATTTTTTATAGTTAATTATTAACATTACAAGAGGTTTAGTGATGAAAATCCACATGCTATCAACAAATCAGGTTGCTGAAGCTCTTAATATCAGTTCATATATGGTTCGTGAACTGATAAAAGATGGAAAGCTGCCTGCTACTAAAATAAATTATAGGACACTTCGTGTTCGCAAGGATGACCTTGAAAAATTTATAAACGATAGATCCACTTTTAAAAGCTAGTGCATTACGCATTAAAGCTACCCCAGCACTCTGGTACTTTTGTCAGGGAAAAAGGAAGCTGGGGTCTATACCATAAATATTGCATAGCTAACAATTTAGCTAAGAAAGGAATAGGTGGCACAGTAATACCTATCCTTACACCCATAAAGACCAGGAATAAAGCGAGTCGCAATTCTCCATGTGAATGTGGCTCTGGTCTGAAATACAAAAAGTGCTGCCTAAATAAAAGCACCCCCCAACCACTCGTTGCCTCCAAACAACAGGCCCACTACCCACAATTACACCCAGAAGGGCCTGACCTGGGGGGTGCTTAACCATCATGGAAAGAATTGGAGATATATTAGAAAAGCAACTTACTAAAATGGAGGATAAACCAGTGGAAAAAATAGAAGAAACTACAATCCAGGCTGCATTAGAACTATTGCAGTCACAGGGATATGAATTAAAACAAAATGGTCAAACAGAAAAGAAGGTGAGGCTAATAGAGCCTACCATAGAAATAGAATCTGAGGATCTACCAAATGGCAGATTTTACCATGTCCAGGGGGATAAAAATATTAATAGATGGGTACCATCAGTTACAACGATGTTATCTGTGATCAGGATGGGGCCAGGCTTTGATGCCTGGAATCAGAACCTGGGACATACTGCTCCAAAGGTGAGGAATGCAAAAGCACAACAGGGATCTGATGTCCATTACTTTATGGTCCCATTAATGTATGGTCAAACAGTTACATCCCAGGATATATTAATGCATATAGACAATGAGTCCAATGAATCCTGGAAGTGGCTATATAGATCCCCTGAAGAGTATACTTACCATATTCGTAAATATCTTGCATCCTTTTGTGAGTTCTGGATGGATCACAGGCCAGTACCAGTAACATGCGAGTATCCCATATACCATGAGAAACTTAAATATGGGGGAAGGCTGGATATGATCGTGGAGATGAAAAAGACTAAGGCATCTAAGAAAAACAGTAGAGTTTTGATTGATCTAAAAACAGGATCCAGATCTAAATCTCATGCATTACAGAACTCTGCCTATAAGTATGGATGGGAAAAAATACATCCAGATAAGCCTATAGACTACATAGCATCCCTGTATGTATCAGATGCATACAGGAATGAACCTAAGTATGACCTACACTATCAAAAATTTGACTGGGATGGATTCATGCATGCTGCATTCTTATGGCAGCGTGAGGCCAGTAACACAAAAGGTGTGCTAATACCATCTATCAAAAAGCCACCACCAACTAAGTTCAACCTGTATGAAGATACAGAACAAGAAGGAGAACAGAAGAATGGCATTTAAGAGTGGTTTTACCAAACCAGAAAAGAAACCCTATAAGAATAAAGAGGGTAGGGGGGCCTTATTCCCAAACAAAGAGAAACCAAAGGAAACATCACCAGATTATTCTGGAACTATCAATATAGGTGATGGAGAAGGTGATCGATGGCTAAATGGCTGGAATGCTGATGGGAGAATAAACATTTCCATTGGTGACAAAAAACCTGATGCAGCACCAGCAAAGGATGACGATTTCCCCTTTTAGAAGTGATCAGTAAAACGATAGAAGTAGGGTGGAAGGCTGAAGAGTCTTTTAAGGCTACAGCCTCCACCCTTGGGTTTAAAGTGTACAGATCTCCAGGGATATTAGATACAAAAGAACATTGGGATCTTTATATGAAGATGAAGATCGATGTCAAGGCCATGAAAAAGATCAATCGTTATGATAAAGAAGTCCAGGACGAATGGCATTGGCTGGAGCTGCACAGTGTAAGGGAAGGTAATGAGGGTTGGATATATGGGTCTAAGGCAGATGCAATAGCCTTCGAGACAAAGGGGCCATGGGTTATTGTAACAGTAAATAATTTAATAAGATTTATAGAACGATATGTTAAGGATGAGGAAGTTGATAAAGCCTCAGAGGCTAAGTATAAAATTTATTCAAGGAATGGAATAGATATGGTCACTCTTGTTGAGACTTCAGAATTAAAAAAAATAGGATGGTTATGTGGCAGTAGTTGACTGGAAAGATACGATAGGATGGAAGTACCCTTACACTGGGGTGAATGATCCTAAGTATATAAAAGCTAGGGACAAACTATTCAGCGAAAATGGTCATGGCTGGTGGGTAAATGATGGTAGGGGATGGAATCCAAAAGCAAAGCTACCATCAGAGGTGACAGCAACATACAGAAATAAAAGTTAGAAATGAATAACCTGGGAATTTAAATGATAAAACTACCATTTATAAAAAGATCAAAGTATGATCTATTAAAAAAAGAGCATGATGCTCTGATAGGAAAAGAGAAACAGCTAGATAGAACTATAAATATCATCTACAATATTGTTCTGGGATGGCGTAAAAAGAAGATGGGAAACCTGAAGGCTATAAGTGAGATTTCAAAAAGATTTATAAAATGAATAAAAATGATAAGTATCATAAAATCACTAATCAATTAATAAATGGAGATTAATAAAAATGGTAGAAAACTTTGTAAGAGTAACAAAATGGATTGGTCCAAATGAGAAAATAACATCAGGTAAGTGGGGAGTTGTAACTGGACAAACATGGTGCCATAATGAGGCAAAGGATATGGAAGAAAGGACTAATAATAGATGTCAAGTTCATGTAAATAAAGATGGGAAAATAGCAATTCATAGAGATATATAAATTGTAAAATAATGAAACTGGATACAAATGTTCCAATGGTTATAGGTATGCTGGGAGAACTATCTGTCAGAAAGGAGTTACATAAACAGGGCTACAATGTATATGTACCAATCTGTGATACATCCCAGGTAGATCTAATAGTGGAACAGGATAATGGAACATTTTCAAAAGTAAATGTAAAGACAGTTTCTAAATTTACAACCAGGACATCTATCCAGATCAACTGTAGGAAACATGTTAACACTGATAGGGTGGACTGTATTGCTGTTTATTGGCCCCCTGACGATATTGTTGCCTTTGTACCCTATACTAACCAGGAACGAATCACTTTGGCCCTTAAAACAGCTAAAAATAATCAAAAGCAGGGTCGTAACTGGTTCTGGTCCTACACTGATTTTCCAGAGTTTGAATAATGGGGTGGATAATAACTATTAATACAACTAAGCCTGGGGGTGAACATATAAGCCACCAGGATGTGAATGAGTGTTTTATTGGTTCACAAAAAGAGTTGGTGAGTTTAAATGTTATCAGGTTGGCGAACTGATCCACCCCATGAATTCAAAGTATAAATTTTTACAGCAGCAAATTAATCTTCACAGAAGAAGAGAATTATCAAATCAAACCATGGAGGCAAATATGATAAGTAAATGTTGTGGGTCCCCCCCCTTGTTAAATACAGATGTCCATGATGGAATTGCAATCTGTGATTCATGCAGAGAGTGGTCTGGATTCTATGATGAGGATGAAGAATTGGGCATAGATAAGGACTATATCGAAGCCAGGGATCCAGGTGATGAACATCAGGAGAAGAAATTATGACAACTACAGCAGCAGATCATATCATGGATGGAATGTGTGAGAAGATATGGCCTGAAATCAGTGCTTTTAAATCAGACCATCCAGAGCTAACTGATAGAGATCTAACTGATATAATAGCAGAGGACTTTGGTATACTACCTGGTACAGCAGCAACTGTATTAATTGCATACTACGATAATGAAAAGAAAAGAATAAATGAGGATGTGGTGATATTGATAAAAAACAGACTGGCTGCTGGTGCTAAAAAGTATGGCGAAGAGATCCTGGTTGATGATAGTAGAGATATGCTGCAGGAATCCCTGGAAGAGATCCTGGATGCATGTGTTTACCTGGCATGTAAATTAATTCAACTAAAAAGAGTTGATGATCAATAAAGGTTACATCAGTCTATTTAGAAAGATCCAGGATCATTGGATATGGGATGATAAGCCTGTATCCAAAGGCCAGGCATGGGTTGATATGCTGCTATGGGCCAGTCACAGGGATCGTGAAGTACCTATTACTGATGGGTTCGTACAGATCAAAACAGGTGAGTTTATACGCACTTTAAGGCAGATGGGAGAGGCCTGGGGATGGTCCAAAAACAAGGTAAGTCACTTTCTAAAACAGGGACAAGATAGTGGTATGATCACAATCAAAACAGGGACAAAAGCTACTCATGTAAGTATCATTAACTACGAGAGTTACAGGAACACTACCTTAAGCGAAGGGACAAGAAAGGGACAAGAAAGGGACAAGCAAGGGACAACGAAGGGACATAACAAAGAATTAAAAAGAATTAAAAAGAATTATATTAATGGGTCTGCAATGGTAAAACCATATGCAGAAAGAGTAGATGAGTATTTTAAAAGTATTAAACCAGATCTAATAGAAATCTGGAATCAAGCCTATCCTAATATTGACATTCCCCTACAGCTAGGTATAGCTAAGTCCTGGTTAATCTCTAACCCTAACAAAGCGAAAAAGGACTTTAATAGATTTGTGAACAACTGGCTGGCGAAGGCTATGGAAATGCCACGATCACAGGTTGCTCCTAAACCACACCCTAATGTGGAATACGATTACCACTGTACGAACTGCGAAACTAAACAGAAGTGCAAACTGGAGCCTAAGGATGTGTATAAGGTTGGGTGTAAAAAGTGTGGGATTAAGGGCATGCTGGTCAGGCCATGGGAGTGGGAGTACACAAAGAAATGAGGTCGTATACATTGGAGGTGGATGGTGTACCTAAGGCCCAGGTTAGACATAGGCATAAAAGGTTTGGTGGTGTGTATGATCCATCTGCCAAAGATAAAATGTTGTTCAAAGCTAGGCTTGTTGATCAATGGGATAATGAGCCATTGACAGGGAGTATATCAATCAAGTTGAGATTTAAAATGCCCTATCGTAAATCAGATTTTAGAACAGGGAAGTTTGCTGGTGAATTAAAACCAAACGCTCCCACTGTACATACTGTTAAACCAGATATTGATAACCTGGAAAAGTTTGTGCTTGATGCACTGAATGGATTTGTGTGGAAAGATGACTCACAGATCTGGTATGTAGAAAAACGAAAAACCTATAACCTTAAACCTGGAATAATAATAGAGGTTAATGAAACATAAAAGGAGTAACAGATGGAAACATTCTGGCTTTACACACTAACTGTAATTGTATTTGGTATGATCGTGTTGTCGTACCATAAAAAACTAAGAGAACATAAAAGGTCATTGCGTGACTGGAGGCAGAGATCTATGGATCTAAATGCCAGTCTATTAAAGAGTCAAAGGTTCATGGATGTAATTAATGAGTAGCAATACATCCACTGGTGATAATATAGGAGAAGTCAAGTTCAAAGAAGAAGATATGTCCCTGGAAGATGTTATAGATGATATTCATTTTAAACTTTTGAAGATTGAACATGTTTTAAATGCCCTAGTAGATGGTATCAGGAAGGTTGCTGGTGAAGATCAGTAATAGTAGACAGAATATACTTATTGAGGCCCTAAAAACATACAGGGATAAGCTGAAATCAATGATGATAGATTACAATGAAGTTCAGGGATTTCTTGATGATTTTAGAAAAGAGAAAAACAGGATTGAACAACAGGAAGTACGAACTGATACAGACAATAGCTAAATCCCAAAGCCCATACCCTGATGGGATTGGTGTGGATCGTAGCCTGTTTGCAATGAGGCAAGTTGTGGCTATGGGTAAGCCACTGGATGAGTGTTCAATTGATGAACTAAAAGAGATCATTAGACTGTCACGATATGAGTATCGTTTACTTAAATATAAAACAACAAAAAAGCCCCTGAAGAAATAGGGGCTTAATTGGTTCAGATGTGATCTACAATCTACTCAGGTACTGCCTGACTATGGATCCTAAGAACTTCTGAAAGCTCATCCCAGATTTTAATGCAAGGATCCTTAATCTATTCTTCTCAGGCTTACTGATCTCGATCTTTAAGTACACATAGTTTTTCATTGTTCTCTCCTATTTCAATTGGTCAATTGCTTTATGTGCTAACTCCTGGTCTACCTTCTTCACATAAGTTTTAGTGAGTAACTTAGTGGTTGTGTGACCAGTGATCAGCTTGATCTCATCCAGGCTGTAACCTGTATTGAAAAGATTCGTTGCAAATGTATGTCTCAATGATCCCAGGCTCGTTTTAACCTTACCACCTGAAACCTTTAACACTGCCTCTTTGAATCTCTTACTGGATAGATCTCTTTCCTTCTTAGTCTGGTAGACACCAAAAAAACCATTACTGTTATCCAGGATCTGTTGGATCTTTGGATGAACTGGGATCCTTACATTTACCTTCGACTTGGTTCTGCTGCCATCAATGTATCTTCCACCATTGTCACCACGAATACTGCCTCTGGTCAATGAAGAAACATCAATTGGATTCAAACCAGTGTATCGTAAGAATGTCCAGAAGATCTTATCAGTCTCCCTGGCATCAACAATAACAGCATCTAAAATAGCATCACTAATGTGGATGTATTCCTTTTGTGCCTTCGTTCCAGGCTTATAGGCAGACTTAACAGGGTTGCTGTCAATGTAATCATTATCATTAGCATACTGTAATGCCTGGTTGATTGGTTTAAGATAGTTAGTGATCGTGTTAGGTGCCTTGCCTTCATCCTTTTTAGTCTTGATGAAATCATTGATAGTTCCAACCTTGATCTCAGATATTAAAGAGATATTGACAGAGTCAAGATATTTCTGGAAGATCCCTGAATTCTGTCTCTCTTTATCAATCCAGTTTTGTGATTTATCATCTGATACCAGGCCCAACCATTCAACTCTAAGGTCACTGAATGTGTAATCAGTATGGTTAATAACCTTATTAACTGCTGATCCAGGTAAGTGATCTGATAGTAGGATTGCTAACTTAACTTTATCTGAATCCTCTAATGTATCAATCATCTTAATGATTGTGCTAAGATCAGCTGAGTTAACCTTTTTTGTTATCTCATTCAATTCAGTATCTGCTGCTATTTGCATTGCTAGTCGTTCAGCCTTACGCTTACCATACTGGCTAACCCTTATCTTTGTTGAAGCTCTATGATATCTGCCTAGAGCATCTTGATATTTCATGTGAAAAATGTCTCCACGAAGTGTTATGCTGGCCATCGAGTGCCTCCTCTTAATTAATTAATAAAACTCATTGCACCTGGAATATACAGCTGTATAACAAGTTATACAAGTAATGATTATATATAGTTATATAATAGTATAATAAATTAATAGTTTGTAGAGATAAATTACATTCTTATACTGATGTATGAATTTTGAAAGGAAATTGGTTTAATGGCAGTCAGTGAACAATTCTGGGAATTTGGTGGTATCGTGGCCAGATCATTGTTGCAGGCTTGTTAAGCGTGTACCCATCGAGGAGAAAATGTAAAATGAATGAATATTGTGACCAGATTGTGACTAATGAAGGGTAAACCAGGTAATCCAGCATGGCAGAAGGGTGTGAGTGGTAATCCTAAAGGTAGGCCACCATCACACTATGGTAAGTATCTAAGGGATCATCCAAGCTCACCATTAGTATTGGAGAAGATCCTGACAGCTGCACTAGACGATGATGACCCCAGGCAGAAGGAAGCCTGGAGGATAGTCGCTAACAAGATAGCTCCTGACCTGAAGGCCCAAGAGATAACAGCAGATGTTGTTACCCATATAGGTGTGATTGCTCTCCCTGCCAAGAAGCCTGTCTCCTCCCTACCTGGTACCCCCACCCCACTTCCCTCTATAAACGCCCCCTCTAAATCAAGTCCCCAAAAAAAATTAGTTCCCCCAGTAGAAATCTCCCAGGATGAACCTCCACTTCCAGAATAGGGGTCCCAAAACGACTTTATGGTACCACACCAGGAAATATAAAAATGGATCCTAATACAAAAGAAATGTTAGAATTATATGGCAACCCAGATGAGACATTAAAAGCCAATGGTTTTGATGACTGTATTATTGGAGTAGATTATTCTGAAAGGCTTGTTTATAGCATTAATAAAATCATTGACCAGCTAGTATCTGAGGATATGACAAGAGAGGATGCCCTGGATCATTTTGGATATAATATAGCAGGAGCATATGTAGGAGAATTCACTCCTATTTTCGTATGGACTGAATGAAAGAAAAGGTTATATGGCAGCCCCATCCAGGTCCTCAGACTGAGGTATTAACCAGGATGGAATCTGAGATCTTATTTGGTGGATCCAGGGGGGGAGGAAAAACTGAGGCCATGACAGTCTGGATGGTAGAGCCTAATTATATAGCAAACCCTAGATATAGGGGATTAGTTATCAGGCGTAATTATGATGATCTAAAAGATTGGATAGACAGGGCCAAGTTTATGTACAGATATATGGGAGTCAAGGTTACAGGCAACCCAGCCCAGTTTGAATTCCCATCAGGAGCTAAGATCTGGACTGGACATTTAAGTAATGAAGATGCCTGGACAAAATATTTAGGTCAGGAGTACCAGAAGATAGCAATAGAAGAGTTAACCCTGATCCCTAACGAGTTAGATTATTTAAGATTAATATCATCTGCCAGGAGTACGATCCCTGGATTACCAGCCCAGGTATTTGGAACCACTAACCCTGGTGGTCCAGGACATGCCTGGGTTAAAGCCAGGTTTGTAGATGTAGCCAGGAATGAAACTCATTACGATAAGAACAGTGGTAAATCACGAATATTCATTCCCAGTAAGGTAACAGATAATCCAACAATTATGCGTGAGGATCCAGAGTATATAGAAAGTTTAAAGGCTTTACCAACAGAATTGCGTAGGGCATGGTTGGATGGTGACTGGGATATTTTCTCAGGCCAGTTTTTCCAGAAATGGAGACATGATGAGCATGTTATTGATCCTTTTGACATACCAAACGAGTGGTATAAATACAGATCCATAGATTATGGATTTGCTGCTCCATTTGCATGTGGCTGGTACGCTGTTGATTTTAAGGGTAACATATATCTTTACAGAGAGCATTATGAAGCTGGCATGGAGTTAAGCCATCACATTGACAGGATAATAGAGTTATCAGGAGATGAAAGGTACATGATGACAGTTGGAGATCCAAGTATGTGGATTCGTAACCCACAAAACACAAACAGGTCTGATGTAGTTGCCCCAACCAACATGAGTATTGCCGACATCATGGGTAGGCATGGAATAAATGTAATTAAAGCAAACAATGAAAGAGTAAATGGCTGGAACCTTTGTCGGCAATATTTAGATCATTCTGAAGGGACACCCCCTAGATTTAAGGTTTTTAGTACATGTAAGGAATTTGTCAGGACAATTCCCACGCTGATCCATGATGATAAGAGGCCAGAGGATATGGATACAACTGGTGAGGATCACCATGCAGATCAGATGAGATACATGCTGCACTACATTGGTAAACCAGAAAGGGTTATACAGAGGCCTTGGCTGCAGAAGGAGTTGGATAAGTTACTGCTGGAGGAAACCAGCTATCAAGGGATAAGGGCATGAAACTTGAGGTGTATAATTTTAAAAAGCATGTATGGGAGAAGGCAGACATCCCAGAAATAACAAATGTTGAAGAGGAGGAGAGGTTTATCCAGGATTTAGGTAGGTTTTCCATGGATTACCAGGAATCGTTAATTGAGATCATAGATACTATGACATATTTAAGAAATAATGAAATTGAAATGGAGAAGGACTAATGGACAAAGATATATTAGAAAATTACAAGCCCAGTAAAGAGGAAGAGAGGGTAATCAGGCGAAGCGAGGCTATGTTTGATCTAGCCCATAAGGCCAAGGCTAACACTGTCAAGGTATGGCGAGAGGCTGAGAAGTTATACATGGGTGACCACTGGGGTGGGATGAACATGCCTAACTTTAAAAACCAGGTAACATTAGATCTAATAGCCAGTGCTATAGATACGATGGTTCCAATACTTTCCAGTAGGCCACCCAGGATAGACATTATCAATATTGGTGAGGATGATGTAAGTTACAATGCATCCCAGATATTACAGAAACAGATAGATGAACTTTGGGTTATCAGGGATATGCAGAATATGATGCCAGACTGGTTACTGGATTATTTGGTATATGGTAATGGTATTGTTAAGGTTCGATTTGGTGAAGATGATCTCCCAGATGCAGACATAGTGGATCCATATGCTTTTTATGTTAACCCATCTGCTACTAAGATGGAGAATGCAGAGTATGTTATTTATGCTGCACCTACACCTTTATGGCAGATCAAGGAAATGTATCCTAATGGTAAATATGTAAAGTCTCAATCCCAGCTGGATAAATATGAGGCTTTAAAGATCAATGATGTTTCAATAGGTGGTAATGAGGTTACCCAGGTAACTGACACCACTGGTGCAGAGACTAACTACTATGAATCCACATCCAGGGCCATGAAGGATCTGGAAGAGAGGGCTTTATTGATTGAATGTTATGCCAGGGATTACACCAAGGAATATGTAGAAGATGATGAAGGGAAGAAGGAAAAACCAAAATATCCAGGTATGATGAGACAGACAACGATTTGTAATGGAGTCTTATTGTATGATGGTCCTACAAAATACCCATTCTTAACTAAGGAAAACCATGTAGCTCATCCTTTTCCCTTCATTGTTCTAAAGAATGGTGGATCAGCCCATGGATTCTGGGGTAAGCCAGAGCCAAAGAGATTGAAGCCTTTGAATTTAGGACTAGATCGTTTAACAAGTCAGATCATGGACAACACTCACTTAATGGCAAATCCAATGTGGGTCGTTGATGAAACAACTGATGTTGTAGATCAGATCTCAAACAAACCAGGAAGTGTTATTAGAAAGCGTGGCCCTGGTGCTGTAGGAATGCAGCAGCCAGCCACTATGCCAGGATATGTGTTTAACTTTTACGAAATATTGATGGATATGTTTGAAACTATCAGTGGTGTAAACAGGGCAACCCAGGGTAAGGCAGATTCTAATGTAACATCTGGTGTCCAGGCTCAGATCTACAGACAGGCATCAACAACCAAGATTGATTTTAAGGCCAGGGCTGTTGACCAGGCTATTCAGACATTAGGAACTATGTGGATAGCAATGATCCAGAACTTAGGTACATCTGAACATGCAGTTTCTCTGGAGACTGATACAGGAATGCTTGAACAAAAATATATTGGAACCATGATGCAGGGTATGAATTTTAATGTAAGAGCAAGAGCTGGATCCATGTTACCAGAGAATAAGGAATGGATCGAGAATAAGATCATGCAGCTTATGCAGATGGGATTAGTGACAGATCCAATTTACATCCTGGAGAACATTGAACTCCCTGGGAAAGAAAAGTTAATCAGGACTGTTATGGAGCAACAATCTCAACAGATGGCTATGGATGAACCAATGTCTGACCAGGAAATGGCTGACATGGGAACCAATGAAGATGAGATTATGTCAAAACTGGAGCAGGCCCCAGATATGATGAACAGAATCCCAGAACAGTACAGATCCTAATAAAATTAACATATAATATTCCATAACATAATATAATAAGGTAGAAATCATATATTTATTAATTTTTATTTGATATATTAAATTACTTCCTCATGTTCTATGCCAATATTCGGAGAATATTTATATGTCAGAGAACATACAAGGTGGAACCTATGGCGTAGAAGTGGAAGGTTCTGTTGCAGATTCCCTAATAGTCGCAGAGGGATCTGGATCAGACTCTACTGATACCAGTAGTAACCCCAATGGTGAAGTCGCCACCATTGCAGAAGACCAGCCTCAGGAAACTGAGCAACAGGCAGAAGCAGAAGATGCACCTTCTATTGATGAATTAGAGATTGATGGAGAAGTCTATTCATACGATGATCTTAAAACAGCACTTGAAGATTCAGGAAATCGTAATGAATGGCAGAAATCCAATACAGAAAAATCCCAGGAACTCGCTGCACTACGAAAAGAACTAGAGTCTGAGCGTAGCCAGTGGGATGCACTTAGGAAAGATGAAGACATGATGGAAACGATGAAAGACTATCTGGGTTCTGATCATGCTCTATTCAATGAAACCAAGGAAGAGCCAAGCAATGAAAATATGCAGGACACGATGGATGCTGTTGACAGGGTCCAGGAGCTTGAAGATAAGATAGATAACATAGTAGTTGCCCAACAGGCAGCTGAAGCAGTAGAGAACGACATTAACTCATTAGTGAAGAACCATCCTGAACTGGATGGAAAAGATGAAGCAGTTCGTGAAGTTCTTATTACTGCACATGAAAAAGGTATGACCAATTTGGAAGATGCCTTTGTTCTTACTTATCACCAGGCAGCTGTAGATAGTTCATTCGCCAAGGCTGTTAAGACACTGGAAGAGGCCCAATCTCGCAAGTCAATTCCAGAGGCTGATGTCAAACACAGTGGTGAACGCTCTGTTTCAAACACGAAACCTCAGAATTTTGACGAAGCAAGGGAGATGGGTCTACAATACGATCTGTATCAATAAAAAACACATAAGGAGTTATTATGGCTTTGTCATATGACAACCTAAGTGCTTTGACCAGGGATAAATATATCCCTCTTTTGGTCGACAATATTTTTGATTCCAATATCTTAACGCATCGAATGCTTAGAAAATCTAAAGCTGGTGCTACTGGAAACAAGGTGCTACAGCCCCTTGAATATGGTAAAGCTGATGCTAAAGGTTTTTACAGTGGATATGATGTCTTAGACACCAGTCCCACTGAAGTATTTACAGATGCTGCTTATGATTGGGTTCAGGGCTATGCTAGCATTTCAATTTCTGGTAAAGAAGAAATGCTTAATGATGGCAAGGAACGAGTAATCGATCTATTGGAAGCCAAGGTCAAGAATGCAGAAAAATCTCTCAAGGACTTATTTGGAACAACATTATTCGGAACAAACACTGCTACAGCATCAGGCTTTCTTGGCCTGGGTGCAATAGTTGAAAGTAGTGGAAACACTATTGGTGGAATCAACAGTAGCACTTACACCTGGTGGAAAGCCCAGGAGAAGGCATCAAGCACTGCTACATACGCTAATCATGTTGATAGCACACACGCTGATTTCGTACAGAAATTAATGCGTGAAATGTATGGTAGCTGTACTGTTGATAATGATACTCCAACGATTATTGTAACTACTCAGATAATCTTCGATGCATACGAAGAATCCCTATCAGCCCAGAAACGCTTTGGTGCCTCATCAAAGTCTCTCGCTGATGCTGGATTTCAGAATTTAATGTATCGTGGAACACCTGTTGTGGTTGATGATCATTGTCCTGCTGGAGAAATGTATTTCTTGAATGAGAAATATCTGCAATTCAGGCACCATCGTAAAAGGAACTTTTCTTTCCAAAACTTTCAAAAACCTGTTAACCAAGATGCTGCAGTCGCTAAGATCTTATGGCTGGGTGCTTTGACTTGTTCAAATCGCTCTCGCCAGGGAAAGATCACTGGCATGGCTACAGCTTACTAAGGAGGCTTAAATGTCTAGATTCGCTTCAATGGAATCCTGGGTTAATCCCCAGGCAATAGATTCTAATAGCACGACACAACAAGTTGCCTTAGGAACAATCATTAGGGCAGAAGATAAAGCAACCACTGCTTATGGAGTGGGAGAATTTATCTATCTAAAGGGTGTTGCTAGCACTGCTGTTGGTAGTGTAGTCACTTACTCAGCTGATGATCATACAACTGCTTTGGCAGTTGCAAATGCTGTAGGACCTATAGCAACTGCTATGTCTGCTTGCGTTGCCTCTCAATTTGGCTGGTATCAAATCAGTGGAAAAGGCGTTGCAACAGTAGCAGATGAATTTGCTGATAATGGTGATGTCTACTTAACTAGCACTGCTGGTGATGTAGACGATGCTGATGTAGCAGGGGACTATGTGCAGGGTATGTTAGGTGCAAGTGCAATTGGCACACCTTCTGCTGGTTTAGCTGAAATGGAAATGTCAAGACCATCAGTTGCTGATGGAAAAGATAACTGATTAACTCAGTAACCTTTTACTAGAATCAAACAATTGGGTGGCTTTGATTTCAGGGCCACCCAGTTGTAAAAAATGGAGTTTTAATGACTGGTAATGAAATGCTTACCACTCTGGGATTACGAATGGAAGATCCCCAGGAATCATCATTCACTCAGGCTACAAAGTTGGATGCTTTAAATATTGCCCAGAAGACAGTATCAACTGTTATGCATAATGCGTATTTAACTGAGCTGCAAGTTGTGGATACAAATAAAGCTATGACAAGTAATACGCTTGCATTTTCAGCACTGTCTAAAACACCTTACAGAAATGGAGTTACTGCAATCAAAGCTA